CTGCACTACTGCACTCAAAAAAAAAGAAACCAAAAACAAAACACATGGAAAAGAACAATCTTGTCGTGCTTGACGTGACCAAGGACGGGGTCAAGGCACACGGCCCGGTCAACGAGCTGCAGGCAGTCACGGTCATCACCAGGCTGATGGAAGACCAGCCGATGAAGATTGCACATGAAGTGCCGCGGGTATGGGTAGCCAACCTGGAGACTGGAGAAATCAAAAAGCCAATTCTAAAAGTCACACTATGAGCGAACTTGCGAACACACACCGAAACCGGCAGCTGGTCATGGATGCTATTTGCCATGTCTACGAGATTACAGAAGAGCAGCTATGCAGCCGGCGCAGACTGCGGGAGATAACATCAGCCCGGCAGATGTACTACAAGGTGGCGAGGGAGCACCTTGGGATGACCTACACAAGCATTGGCTCATCTCTGCGCAATGAACATCGGCCCTATGACCACACCACGGTCATGCACAGCGTGGCACTTGTGAACGGTCTTATCAGCGTCAAGGATGCAGATATCATCCACCAGTACGAGCAAGTGATGAGCTACATCCGGCAGCGGGCCAGCGTGGTCTCAACCATCATGGTGAAGGTAGGTGCCGACCAACTGCACAAGCTTTTGTCCTTCCTTCAGCGGGAAGAGATCACGTTCACGATCTTGGAAAGCGTAATTTTGCAACAGACGAAAAACGAAACAAATGGCACTGAACAAGCAGGAGATGATTGATAAGGCTCTTGCGATTATCCCGCAAGAGGAATGCGTCACACTGGAAGAGGTGTGGCTATTTCTTGGCATCACACGCACGACTGCATTCAACTACGAGCTTAACACTGTTAACGAGATAAAAGAGGCTGTCCAGAAGGAAAAGATCAAGGTCAAGAAGAAACTGCGCCGCAGATGGCGCGACTCCGACAACGCCACGCTGCAAATAGCCGAGTTCAAGCTCTGCTCCGATGACGAAGAACTGGCACGACTGAACACGCATAAGGTGAATGCTGACATCGCAGTCACCGGCAAGGGCAGGGTCATCATGGAACTCCCGGAAGATGACGGCGCAGGCTCCTGACATAAGGGTCAAGCTCACCCGGCCTGCCGCCATCACGGTGAAGGCATTGGCCGGCGAGAAGCGCTATATCTGCCATGAGGGTGGGTCAAGGTCGGGCAAGACATTCGGCATCATTCAGGCACTGATCTTCTGGGCAACCAACAACGACCGCAGAAAGGTCAGCGTGGTCAGTCATTCGCTCCCGCACCTCAAGCGTGGTGCCATGCGTGACTTCTTTGACATCCTTGAATCTTGGGGGTGGTACGATGAGGAGCAGCACAACAAGACGGATGCGATATACACGTTTGAGAATGGGACATATATCGAGTTCTTTGGGTTGGAAGATCATGACCGTGCAAAGGGACCAGGGCGTGACATACTCTTCTGCAATGAGGCAAATCTCTTGAGCAAAGCTCTCTTCGATCAGCTCGACATGCGGACGCGGTTCAAGGTCATCACTGACCTGAACCCATCCGACTTTGACATCTGGTGCTATCACCTTGCTGACTCGGATGAAGCCATCAAGGTGCACAGCACATACCGTGACAACACCCATCTTCCTGAACCACAGCGCAGAGTCATCGAGGGCTATCAACACGCTGACCCGATGATGTGGAAGGTGTTCGGATTGGGGGAGAGGGGAGCAAGCCAAGAGCAGATATACACTCACTGGAAGCTTGTTGACAATGTGCCACAAGGTGAGGTCTTTTACGGCCTTGACTTCGGCTTCAGGAATCCAACTGCAATGGTGCGGGTCACGCTGGCAGATGATGCACTTTATGTGCATGAGATGTACTACGAGAGCGGAATCACTACCGGTGAGCTGACAAGCATCATCCCTGACAAGGTCATGGATCCGTATGCCGAGATATACTGCGATGCCGCAGAGCCGAAGACGATCGAGGAACTTTACCGGCAGGGTCTGAATGTCAAGCCTGCTGACAAGGATGTGTATGCCGGCATCATGAAGGTGAAGTCGTTACCTTTGTTCGTGACATCGAGCAGCGTCAACCTTATTCACGAATTGAAAAAATACAAGTGGAAGACGGACATGAACGGGAAGGTGATCGACAAAGAACCGGTGAAGATGGATGACCACTTGGTTGACGCGATGAGATACGCAGTGTTCACGAAACTAAAACAGCCCAGGCTCACCTGGGGAGTGATATGAGCATAATCGACAGACTTTTCAGGAAGAAGGGCTTGAACCCGGCAGCGATGCAATATGCGTTCATGCCGATGAACCAGGGGCAAATCCTTCAGCAATTCGATGCCCAGAAGTACACCGATGCGTACCAAGATAACGCTGATGTGTATGCCATTGTGAGCTTCCTTGCTCGCAAGGCGGCGAGCATCCCGTGGTATGTTTACGAAAAGAAAAGCGGCACAAAGGCACGGGTAAGCCTTGAGCGATACAAGCACCTCACCAAAGGTCTCGGCAATCCGGGTGCGCTTGACCGCGCCATTCAGGAGCGCAAGGCTGCGTATGATGAGAGCATGATCGTGGAAGATTCTGCGGTCGCAAATATCCTGAAGAACCCGAACGGATACCAAGGCCAAGACCAGTTCTTTGAGCAACTTTTCGGCATGCGATTCCTTACCGGGGAAGGCTTCATCTGGGGCAATGATGGCAACATTGACGAGGGCGAGTTCACCGAGCTGCTTGTCATGCCAAGTCAGTTCATGGACTTGGTATCTGACCCGAATGACCTTTTCGGTGTGCTCGGATGGCTCCTGACTTCCGGGAATGGCAACATTGCACTTCAGAAGTCGGACATCCTGCAATGGAAGAGCTGGAACCCGAAATTCGATTCGGTCACTCGTCCCCACCTTCGGGGCGTCTCTCCCATTCAGGCCGCGTGGAACAACTACCTAATGGGCGTGGAAAGCCAGAAGGCTGCCGCCAAGCTCATGGCAAATGGCGGGGCGAAGGGCGCACTTGTGCCCAAAGCTATCGGCAACCAGATCCCATTGGTTGACGAGAAGACCGCAGCAAACATGCAGCGGGCTCTTGCTGATCGGGTCAACAACAATGACCGGTACGGTCAGGTTGCAATGTTGCAAACACCTTGGGAGTTCCTGAACTTCGGCTTGACCTCATCCGAGATGGCTCTCATCGACACGATGAAGTTCAGCCTGGAGCAATGGTGCCGGGTCTTCTCCATGCCGGTGGTGCTGTTCTCTGCTGACAACATGGCCGACAACAACTATCAGAACGCACTCCGCGACCTTGTCACGAACACCATCGTGCCGATGTGCGCACAGCTCCGAGACGAGCTGAACAAGTGGCTGGTGCCGAGAATGGGTGACCGCAATGTGTTCATTGACTTTGACATCATGGCTCTCCCCGAACTGCAAAGGGACATGGAGAAGATGGTGAACGGCCTTCGGTCTGCCGATTGGCTGACCTATGATGAAAAGCGGGTGGCGATGAACTACGAGCCAAAGGGCGGTGCATACGATGCCGCATACATTGCGCAAGGCCTCATCCCTATAGACCAGGCTGCAAGCGATTTGAGCGGGGAGGACATGCTCGGAGAGATATGACGGCAGATGATTTGCATATCATCAACACGCTTGTGATGGCACGCTTCCCAAAGCTGCCCACCGAGCGTGGGTGCATAACGGAGAAGAGGATGAGGGACGCGGCGAGAGAAGCGTATAGAACAAGACTCATAAATGACATCACGGCAAAGAAGATCGTATTGGAGGAGATGGCATCAGCTGCTAAAGAAGCATGAGGATGAAGGTCTGCCCAAGGTGCAGCGTGCTTTGACCAAGCAGGCCGATCAGTTCATTGCCAAGGCCGAAGAGATAGGCTTTGACCGTGCTTTTCAGCAGTTCACACTTTTGGATGAGAATCTTCTCAATGTGATCAACAAGCTCCACAAATCGGTCGCGATGGAGTTTGGTAGGCTGACCAATCAGCAACTGAAGAAAGGGCAGAAGGTCTCATTCTTCAACGCCAACTTCCTGCTGACCATCACCGAACTACTCACAAAGCAGGCACTCGACCTGCTTTCACTGATCGAGCAAACGACCAAAGATCGCATCCTGAACATCCTCGTTCAAAGCACCGCCGAGCGATGGGGCTTTGCAGAGATTGCCCGGCGCATCACTCCGGAAGTGGCATCTCCGGCAAGGGCACTCACCATCACCCGAACGGAGAGCAATCGAGCGGCCAACCTTGCCGCCATCGAAGCGGCCAGGCTACAAGACTACGAGGTGACAAAGGAGTGGATCAGCGTGATGGACTTCCGGACAAGAAGGTTCAGCGAGAAAGACCAATACGACCATGCCCAGCTCGATGGCAGGGTGGTGGAACTCGATCAGTCATTCACGCAGCTCGGTCGCACCAACGGCATCACGGCATCGGCTGGCTATCCACTTGACCCGGCAGCACCAGCGGCTTTTACGATAAATTGCAGGTGTGTTCTCGGCTTTGAAAATAAGCGGGACGCACAAGGAAGGTTAATACCAAAAAGACGATAGCAATGCCAGTCGAACAATGTAGCAATGGGAAATACCGCATCGGTGATGGCGAATGTGTTTACAACACCGAACGTGCGGCCAACCGAGCATACCAAGCCTATCTTGCCATCGAGGCGAGCGAGGGGGATGATGATGATGACGACGATGACGATGACATGAAGGGCATCGTCAATGCCATCATGCACAAAGAAGAGACCTACAACGATTACCCGGAAGCGGCCACGAACAACGCCAAGCGGGCATTGAAGTACAAGGAAGAGAACGGCTCATCGTGCGGCACACCAGTCGGATGGACGCGCGCTAATCAGCTCGCCAACAGAGAGCGCATCAGTCGTGACACCATCGCTCGCATGGCATCGTTCAAGCGTCACCAGCAGAACAAGGATGTGCCATACTCCGAAGGCTGCGGAGGCATTATGTGGGATGCCTGGGGAGGTGACGCAGGCATTGAGTGGGCAATTCGTAAATTGCAGCAGATTGATAGCAAAAACAACAGCATGATCTACGGTTACAAACGCATGACGCAGGAAGTAAAGGATGTCGATGCCAAGAAGGGCATCGTCACCGGTTACTTCTCTGCATTCAACATAAAAGACTCGGACGGTGACATCATCGTTCCGGGGGCATTCCAGAAGTCACTTTCCGAATGGTTTCCAAAAGGCAGGATTAAACACCTCCTGAACCATGACCCACGCCAACCGCTGGGGAAGTTGATGGAGCTGAAAGAAGACTCTTATGGCTTGTACTACGAGAGTCAGATAGGCACTCACAACCTTGGACGTGACTTCATCAAGATGGTCGAAAGCGACCTCGTGAAAGAGCACTCCATCGGCTTCAACGTGAAGGGCAGCAGGAAGGGCAAGGATGCCACTGAACTGTATGACGTAGTTTTGTATGAAGGAAGTTCTTTGACGAGCTGGGGCGCAAATGAATACACGCCGATGCTCGGACTTAAAAGCATGAGCGGCAAGGTTGAAAGGATCAAAAAACTCGAAAAATTCATCAAACATACAGATGCCACTGATGAAACCATCGAACTACTGATGCTGGAGATCAAACAGCTTTACCAACTGCTCGAAAATTTCGAGGACTTGAGTAGTCAACCGGCAGCCGTTGAGGCACCGGCAGAGCCAAAGGTCGAACCGGATGAAATCGCGCAAAAAGCTGCAAATGCACTCGATATTTTGCTATTAAAACATTTCTAAACAATTTTTACAATCGTACCAAAATGGAAGTAAAAGACATCGTTGCCGCTCTCGATCCGAAGCTGGCAGAAATCAAATCCCAGGTTAGCGCAGAAGTCGCTGCTCTGGAAGCAAAACACGTTGCAAACGTTGCACAACTGAATGAAGATGCGCAGAAGAAGGGCGAAACCCTCGGCGAATTGCGCGAGAAGATCAACGGACTGATTGCCGCCAATGGCAAGATCAAATCCGAGATGGAAAATGACGCTTTCGGTGGTGACCGGCAGAAGTCTTTGAAGGCTGGCATCATGGACGTAGTTGCCGCCAACT